GCATGCTATTCCTTTAATTCTCTTCTCTTTATTTCCAAATGTATACTTGTTATCAATCCAGTCTATTAATCCTAATTCAGATAGTTTATCTCTTATTGCTTTCCATCTATGATGATTCCATCCTCGATTAACATCACCTTTTGAATATAAACTATCCCATAAACCTTTTATTCTTTCAGTTGGTACTGAGCCATCTGTATTTGGATTTTTATTTACAAACAAAAGTATCATTGTTCCTATCGACCAATCGTGGGCTGTCACCCTGAAGCCCCTCCCTTTTAAGTCTTTTATCTTTGAATTAAAGAATTCTTCATAATTCTTGAGTTCTAATAAATCTTTTTCATTAAATAATTTGTTACTTACGCTTCCCTTTATTTCCTTGTATTTTCTCTGTATGTAAAATTCTTTTTCTATCTCTTTGATATTAAATACTTTGCACTCCCGTGCAGTTTCTATATCCCTTGGTAATTTAGCCAATGTTCCATATTTTATATTTTTAATTTCATCTTCGTGGTAGATTAATTCTGGGCAATTGCCTTTTACTTCTACTTGTTCGATATCTGCCTCTATTTTTAGGGCTTCCGTTCTCAACCAATTTTCGAATCCCTTTAATACTTTATTGACATGTTTCGCATCATGTCCTTCTTTTTCTAATAAAAAATAGGCATGAATTCCTTTTTTATTTGTGCTGGGTTCGTAATAAAGGCTTTTAAATTTATCTTTTAGGTGCTCTACGAAATTAATGGCACCTTCTGTTGATCCTTTTTTTTGTGTTTTTTGTATGTCTATGTCTATCATTACAAGAGTATTCTTGTCTTTTCTGCGGCCATTTCCGTAATAATATATTGTTGTTTTACCGCTTACATGATCTTTTATTTTATTTTCGGATAATTTTCGGGGAGCAAGTCTCCCGCTTCGCAGGAGATTCTTTTTTGATATATTGGGACGTATTCCCTTTGCTGTTTTCTCCCCATAAGCTAGTCTGCTTATGGCTTTTCTGACCCATTTAGCGTCGAATGTTTCTGAGATCATATTTTTCTTAATATAGTGAGTACTAAAAATATTTCAATACTCACTATATTTGGTAGAATAAACACTATGAGTTATTTTAAAGATATAATTGAAAAGTATAAAATTGTAGATGACGATGAAAAGCTTGCAATTAAATTTTTATCTTATTGGATTGAAAACAGAAAAAAAATTTTCCCTAATACCATACACTCGAAGTTTAATAAGGAAAAAGATCCGAGAAAGAGCTTGGCTTTTAAATATTGCTATAAACTTCAAAGAGAAACCCGTGGACTACTAAAAGAAGAAGATTATGAACTTTATGTTAAAGCTCAATTACATATGCTTAAGTACTTTGCAACAAAGTACAACAATCAAGCACTTGTGATTGAACCTCAATGTCTTGTAGGTGAAAAAGCATGGAAAAGATGGAAATTTTATAAGTTTAAATATGATTCTTTGAAAAACACACCGATAGATAAACCAAATATTGCCAATAGAATAAATCTGGGAGTTCTTAGAGAGAACTTGTTGAGGACTAAAAAGTTTTTAAGTTCCAAACTAGAACTGAATAGAAATTCTATAAAGAAAAATCTTGATAATATTGTGATCTGGAATAGGCTTGGAAATGTAGATATCTACTTCTTATTACTTTGTAATAGTTTCGATAAAGAACTTGTGAACAAAAAAAAGTCTTCAACCATCATTATAGATGATGAAATGAAGAGAGTATATTCTTCTATTTTTGGGAATCTCTAGAATTTAACCAATCCAGAAACAGTCGCCTGGTTTGGTATCCGTATCCTTCTTTTATTATATTTTCATCTTTGTCTATTAAAATATAAGTTGGTAATTTTCTTATATTGTACTTTTTAATAATATCCATATTAGATTTATAATCTAATGAACATACTACATACTCTTTCATCTTATTCTTAACTTCTTCTTCCGATAATACCTCATCCTTGAATTTAGCGCAATATCCACACCATTTTGCGTCTACTAATAATAGTATATCTTTATTTGTATTTTTTGAAGCTTCTAATGCTTCTTGATATGTAAGTATTATTTTTTGTTCTATTATTGGCTGGTCTATAATCTCTGGAGTTAGTCTCTTGGTTTCTTTGTTTAGAACCAAAATCATTAGTAAACAAAGTATAGGTAAAATACTATTTTTTAATATTCTCATTAGTATGTCATGAAAGTTGTTGCTATCATTCCTACTATCTTGTTATTTTTTTCATGAGGAGAAAAGTATTCATCCCATTCGCTGGGTTGAATTATGTATTCCCGCTTCTTCACAGGACTGTCTATATCGTAACCCCAACATCTAACTAGGCCTTTATCTTTGTCAAATGATAGGTCTATGTTAAATTGCATGGCTATCGAACTGTTTGGAACTCCTTGTCCGGAACCTTTAAACTCAAAGATTATCTTATAATAATCTTTGTTCATTTCCTTCATACCCACAGGAAACATAATATACTCTGGGTATTTAAGTCTTACCACATTGAAAAGATCATGGGCCAATCTCTTTAGATCGTATTCTTTACTGGGGTATTCGTTGTTTATTTCGCTGAATTTCTTTATCTTCTCATACAGGAATCTTGCCGTTCCTCTTTCTCTGTTTATTTTATAATCATCTATATCCAAAACATTCTTACATATTTTAACGTCATTTCCATTTAAATCTTTAATGTATTTTCTGGTTGTTATTCTTAGACTTCCGAATGGATTTATATTAACTTCTATTACATTACCATTCTCTGTCCAGGCTATTTCCTCCTCCCAGATCTTGAGGGCTTTTTTCCCATCTGATTGTATTAGGTATTTTAATTCGTCAAAAAAACTCTCTATTTTGAATAGCTTCCATGGCTCGGCATTATCGTTGTCGGGCTGAGTGTTTTTTTCTTCTTTATTTTTTTCTGGTTTTTTTACCTCGAAACCATAGTCGGCATACTCTAAAAACCATTTTGAAAATTTCATATCCATACAGTATATAATCTTAATGAGCCGAAAAAAAGCAGTTATAAAACATAAACCTCTATTAATAGACAATCTTTTAAAGTCAAATGACATAGAAATAAGATTGTTCTCTGGGATCACATGTCAAGATTGTATTCCAAATAATTCAAATTATTTCATAGAATGTGACTTTGCAGGATATCAAAGAAATTTACTTGATCCAAATTATTGGACGCATGATGTGTCTGTGATGGAAAAGTATTTAGCTACATCTTATTATTCGCCTATACTTTATGATAATTTCAGTGAATCAACGGTATCAATTAAAGGTTATTACGCAGTAAAGCAAAGCACTGAAGAGTTATTGTTTTACTCAGAGTTTTTGGATATTATGAGTTTGGATTCATATGAGAGTTTTTCTCTGGAATTATTCTTCTCTATAGACAAGTATTTTTATAAAAATCCAAAGTTATTAAATCTAACAATTTATATAAACAATCCTGAATCATCTTATATAAATAATGCTTTATTAGAGATCAAAAACACAGCATACAATGGAGTTAGTTGTGATGAATGTATAAAAGATATTTTAGGGTTCAACAGCAATTTCTATAATAATGCTTATTTCTTATCAATTAACCAAAATATTATGAATTCAGGCGGACCTGTTCCCTCTAATTTAACTTTTACTGTATTGATAATAGCCCCAGGATATAACGACTACACACAGAGTGTTACATTGACACTAAACCAAGATAGTTACACAATAAATGCGAACATGGTGCAACAGTGAACTTTAAGAGTTGGCTGGAGAGCAAAAGCTTTGATAATAACAAAGATTTTATAATTAGTTTTCTAGATTTGGATAAAAACGATGCACTCTCTCAGTCTTTGGATTTTTTTGATAGAAAAGATTTGTTCAAAAGAATAAAAGATACTAATTATTATAATAATTTGGATGATTCGTCTAAGGATAGACTGAAAAATGTTTTATTGAAGACTGGCAGAACCGTAGGAGATTTAGTTAGATCTGTTTCTGAGATTTAGCTTAATTCTTTTTTTAATATATCTTTACACTTATCCATCATTTCTTCTAATTCCTTAGGCTTACAGCCTAGTAATCTGCAAGCTCCGCTTTTATTTAATCTTCCTTTTTTAGTATAAACTTTATTTTCATTTAATAACAATGCGTCTATAAGTTTACCGTATCCCTTGTCTATCAGTTTTTGTATCATTTCTTGTTTTTCCAATATATCTACAAAGTTTTTATTCATAGTTTGTTTCTCCTTTGTGAATATTATATTAAAAAAAAGTTATAGAATCAATGTATTTATTATTCTATATATGCTCTATCGTATCTGAGTGTTAGATCTATAGTCATAACATCAGAACTAGACATGTCTAATTCACCAAACTCTATGTTTTGCGGCCATGCATTCTCGAACGTCCATGTTTCTATTACATTCCCGCACCCGTCATACATCTCCAAAGTACAATTTCGCTTAAAGCCAGAACTTACACTTGGTTTCCAGTCCCCCGACTTTGTGTCATATATAGACTTTATCCACTCGATTACAGGATTGGTGGAATCTTTTTTTTGTTTTATATCATATAAACTCAACGGAAAAGGTTTCCATTCTGGCTTACTGGGGTAAAATATAGTTTCATTTAAATGTTGGACTTCCATTTCTTTGAAACTAAGACTTGGACGTGAGGACCTTAAAGGAGGTAACGCATTGACACCTTCTCCACTAATACCGTCCAGTTTTAACATCCATCTAAATTTTCTTTTGAAACAGGTATTGCCCCCAGACAAACCTAAATCAAATCCCATTGTATTTGCTGCCATATAATTATATAGTATGCATAAAAAAAATCCCCCCGAAAAATCGAGGGGATTTCTTATTTTTAATATCTAAATCACAAGAACTTATTAGCAACCGGCACAAGGACAGCCGGTAACTGCTGTTCCACATGAATTCATGTACTTGGCTGTTGAGTATCTTAGTGTTAACTCAATATTCAATTCTTCTGAACTTGAGTAATCTAGATCACCAAAATTAATACTTTGTGGCCAGACATGCTCTAACTCCCATCGTTCCATTTCTTTTCCGCAACCATCATACATGGTCAGAATTCCTATACCGGCATAGCCAGCTTTGACAGAACTCATAGTTACGTTGCCGGCTTTGTCGTTAAAGTTATAAACTGTTGACAGCCAACTGTATAGATTGGCAACATCGCCACCAGCGCCAGCATTAACTACGTCATAGTATGTAACTGTTAGTGTTTCCCAACTTGCTTTGCCTGGGATCCACATTTTACCATGAAGGTAGTTTATTTCTGTTTCTTCGATAGTTAAACTTGGTCTATTGGCAACCTTTACAATTGTTTCTGGTATTGAGCCACAGGGAGTCTCTAATTGAAAGGTCCACCTAAATTTACGCTTAAATATTGCGTTGGCATTACCCAGATTGCCTATTCCCATATTGGATAAACTTGACATATAAAATTCTCCTTATCTTCTTTTGTTTTTAGATATTAAAATGTTTCTGTATTTTCTGAGAAGCTACCTGTTCTATGAATTGAGAATTCTAAGAATATGAATTCGGCAGCTCTGATTGGCTGAATTCCTATTCTTGCTCTAAATTCATTTCTGTCTATTACGTCGGCAGTATTTAATTCTGCATCTGCTTTAATGATATAATCATTGACACCTCTTCCAACCTTGATCTCAGATAGTATTGAGTTAGCTAATGTTGTGAATTTGCTTCTGAATTGCTCATCATGTGGATCGAATATTAACGATCTTGATGCTGTTCTAATTCTCTTTTCAATTACAAACATTAATCTTCTTACGTTCACTCTATCGAGAGCAGTAGGTCTTCTTTGTAGTGTTTTCTGACCGAATATTACGAATCCTTGTGTATCAACAAATTGAACAATTGGATTGATACAATTTCTGTTGCCATACATCGTATCTCTTTCTTCAAGTGAAGGTCTAGAATATACATCTAATATATTTGGAACCACACCTCTGTTCAGACCGGCTGGGGCAAACCATGGTTCTGATATGCTGTCTGATACGGCAATTGTGGCCATAACAGCGCCAGATGGTGGAACCCATACATCTAGGTTGTTATGGTTATCACGAATCTTGACCCAAGGCCAGTAAAGTGCACCGAAGTCACTGTCTAGTCTATCTAGATTAAGTGGGTGAATACCGTTTTGCCATTGGACTATTTCTTTAACTGTTAAGCCGAATGGCGGGTCAATGATTGCAAGGCAATCACTTCTAACATTCTGGCAGAGATTTAATAGACTGGTTACAACGGCTGTGCTACTGTGTCCTGGAACTGCAACTAAATCAATGTCGATTTGTTCTGGTTCGCTAAGGGCGTATAGTCCAGTATATCCAACTTCGTTTCCGATCAAGAGTTCATCCTGACGATCTGGATCCGATGGTATTCCGTCTGATCCTCCGGTTAAGGTGTAAACACCGTCGAGGGGTGAGAAACTTGTGGAGTCTAGTGGAGGAGATGTTGTGTCTGTCATATCCATTACACGAATGTAGTCAGATACTAGACTTAAATATGATTCTACATATAGTCTGCTTGTGGCATCTTTTGTTAAGTTTCCCCAAGATTCAACTTGAGTTCCATTGCTGAACACTTGCATCGTGAATGTATTATTTCTAATATCATTTAGAATCTTGACTTGCGTTCTATTTCCTTCTATACCTGGTGAGTCGGCGGATATAGTGAATGTTATATCCATATTGTTTGCGTTTTCTGAGCCATAAACAATGCCAGCAGTATTGGTATCATCTGAATTAGGATCTGATGAAGATACTGCCACTGGACTTTCACCAACTTTAGTGGTTGTGTCTAAGCCAAATATGGTCTCGGATGTACTATCTGGCTTGATTCTTAAGCGAGCATCACGACCAACGTGTAGAGTTCTTATGCTTACTTTGTTTGTATCATATATTTCTGCAACAAAACCGCCTGGAAGACTTGATATTGCTGTGTTTATTGCGTCTACAACCTGAGAAGCAGTTCGGCTGGCACCAAGTGATGAAAGATCAATTACTTGAACAACATTATCAATTGCTGGAACATCTGTTCCGTCAACTATGATTTGTAGGTTGAGTCCAGAATCAGATAGATCAAATGGTCCATTTACCGAGCCAACGGCCATGGCAGGCATCATATCCATTCCTAGTCCTATCGGTGAATTTGGTCCATATATGCTATCATAAACAGAAACTAGCTCCAGTGATGAACTTGGTCCATATGCCCATATTGTTTTTACTCCAATCTTGTCACTTGTTGAGTAGAATATAATTCCATCATTATTTGTGTCTAGTTGGTTGTTTAGTAAGTCAGCTAGATCCATTGCTGAATAATTTCCTTGTGGTATGACAAGTGTTTTGCTTGATAGAACTCCATTCAGCTTCCATTTGAACCACATTCTGTCTTCTGATATTGTGTAATTATCCTCTAGTTTAGAGTTGATTGAGATGATTGCTCCAGCAGATGGAACGTCAGCACTAGCAGTTTCTGCACGCTCATCGTTTACGTTATCTTCTTCGCCAACTCTGACTACATAGAGTTCTGAGCCTACATTGAGATATGCTTCGGCAGCATATAGCATGTATGGGTCACTGACATCTGGGTGAGGGTAGCCAAAGGTTATGTATAGTTGTCTGGTTGTTGAAACCATGGTTGGAATATTTAGTGGGCCTTTGCTGGCAAAACCAACAACAGCAGCACGATGAAAACTTTGAGCAGATGTTACAAAGCTTAAATCTTTTTCTGTTATTCTAACACTTGGACTGATTGTATTTGAAGGTGGGAAGCCACGTAAAATTGCCATTTTATTCTCCTATAATTTCTGGAATTTTCTTTGTTTTGATTAAACCATCTTTTTCTGCTCTAAGTATATAGTCAGTTGATCTCTCTTCTTGTAAAAGAAAAATATTTTTTCCTGAGCCAATCCCGGGAATGTTTAATACTGTGAAAGATTTTGGTGATGTTCTTGATCTTATGATCAGTTGAACTGGGAATTTCTGTCTATTTGTTATTTCTAACATTCTACCTCTTTAACTGTTTCTTCAATTCTAGATATAATTTCTGTTATATCTTCTTCTCTTAGGCCATCCGTGATTTCTACCCTTTGTGTAAGAATCGCTTTCTTTTTCACAATTGGCTGAGGTATATAAGACTCAGCAGTAAGGTTGAATTGAAATTTAACAACCCTAATTGCTTGGTCACCAGGTTCTGTTTCTATATTATTAGATATCGAGTCTAATTTTACTTGGACTTCCCAGGTTACACCTCTAACCTTTATATATGCAACAGGGCTAAATTTTAAAATAATTTGCTCTAGAATTTGGTTCATATCTTCAACGTATAGGGTCCAAGCATATAAACTATAAGATATGTCTATTGGTATTCCTTTTGTCACCCCAAAGATAGTATCTCTTTCATACTTTTCATTAGTGGTAAACCCAGGTTTATTATCTGGCCTTAATCCTCTTAAATAATCCACGGCTTTGTGGTAAACATATCTAGATTGATTAAATTGATAATCTAGGGAGTGTATTGCCAATATTGGCAATCGGATTCTATCCACAACTAGAGAGTTATCTTTTCTTACATTGTCTTGTATTATAGCCGCTACTGCTTTTTCTTGGGTGCCCCATATTATTGGAACTCTGTGAGCTTTGCCATCTTCGTCCAAAACTACAAGATCTTTAAAAAGATCCATTACCGCTTCATCAGTGCCTCTTAGAGATTTGCTATATCTGTATATTGTGTTTATGTTTTTATCATCATTTATAATGTGACCGCTTTGCATTGGGTCACAGTTATTACCTTTGCCCACACCTGTTTTTTCATTTGTAATTGCTTCTTTTAAAAAATCTAAACTATTATCTTTTTCGCAAACTGAATCACATTTACTGGCCGAACAATATTGGTCAGGTATAGTTTTATTTTCTTTTAAATTGTTTATTTCGTTGCACTCTACAAGTCTTTTTTCTGGATGATTTTCCATAAAATTATATAGTGTTGAAAGTTTTTTTAAAATTATGTAAAATAATCTTATGATTAATTTAAAATGGAGGGCTTGTCACAATGCTGATAAGTACCCTCCAAGAAGAATAAAATTAGAAATACCAGGATGGGCAGGTATAGATAAAAACCATTCTAATGGCGCTATCCCCCAGCCTTGGCATTGCCCTCCTTTTGTTGAGGGCAATACATATGGGTTGGAATTGATTTACCCTTTTGAAAATGAGTGTATTGTAAAAAATATAGATGGAAATACATTCTTTGAATGTGATTTTTCAAAGGAGGAGGGATACGATAATTCAGACCCCCCTTTTCAGTGTTTCGCACCAGGTCATTTCGGGTTCACATCCAGTTTTGATCTACTGCCTCCTAAAGATTATATCATAAGAATAGAGCCTCATCCAAAGTACTTCACGGATCATTCTTGGACAACACCACTTCCGGTACCAGGGCATATACAAGGTGAGTGGTGGACCAAAATATTTTTTATTGTTTTTAAACAGCCTCCACTAGGAGAAAAATACATATTTAGAAAGGGCGAGCCCTATGCTCAAATATTATTATTGCCCAAAAAGGTTGATTACAAGATAGAAGAAATGACCATATCAGAAAAATTTAAAAGAATGCAGCTGGATAATAATTCTAATTTGTTCATAAAAGATTCTTGGAAAGACCATAAAGGAAATACTTTTAATGATAAATATAGAAATTTAGCTTGTGAATTTGCAAAAGGTGGAATAGATGGTATATGCAAAAAAATAGATAAAAATATTAGTAATAGGGTTAAAATTAATAAAAAAAGACCTATATTAAATTGTGGCAAAAATAATAAAAAATGTTAATACCGTTAATAATAAATTATATTTAAGAAAAGAAAATATAGTTTATAAAGATCTTCCTAAACCTAAAATTCCATTAAAATTAATTAACGTTAACTCCGACTTGCTTAAGTAATCCTTTTAAATTATCAAAGGTTTTCTTTAGCTGCACTCCAGCTTGAGATTGTTTTTGTTTGTTTCTAATATCTTGTTGCTGTTGATTTCTTGCTTTAACTATATCTGCAGCACTTTGCGAAGGATTACTTCCAATAGAAGTCATACCACTAGCACTCACTGGCGTTATTGGTGTCATTGGATTTTGTTCCATCAATTTGGTTAGTTTATAAAAGTTCATAAGTGTATATATTAAATGATTTTGAAATCTTGTTTTTGCTGAGTAACTTTACCTTCTCCTGTAGTAACGCTTTCTTGGAATTTCTGGGCTATTATCTGAATGTGTAATACTCCCCATTGTTTAAATTCAGATAAATTTCTTTGTATTATAACCCAGTTTTCTTGTAGGTGGGGAGTGTAAATTCTAGATCCTATTTTTGGAGGATGACCGCAGGCCTTTAAAACCGCTTTGTAGTTAAATTCGAACAATTGTTCATCTGGCGCATCTATTCCGAATTGATTTACATAATTTTGTGAAGGTATTGGTTCATAGTAACACCAGAGCTGAATTGGAACTGGTGAGAATAATTTTCCTCTATCTTCAAGATATAAAGGATCTACTGTATTGTTTTGTATGTGCACTTCATGGTAAAATACTGGAATTCCACCTCTTTTAATCGCTTCTTCATCCCAAGAATTATAAAGATTAAATTGAGGATCCTCGGGATCAAACTGTTGGTAATTTCCATTCACGCAGTAGGGTGTTCCATCTTGTCTTTTTATCATGTGATCTCCTCTATATTATATATTTTATATGATGAATAAAAATTTCTTAGATATTTTCAAAGAGCAGAATGATGACTACTGGATTAAGAAAAATAATGTTCCAAGGAGTCTTTATCAAGCCATTAAATCTTATTTTGATAAAGATCTAGTGGTTTTAGATTTAGGTTGCGCCGGTGCAAGATTATCAAGATCCATGAGAAATCATTTTAAACTGATTTATGCTGTTGATAAATCTCATAGTTTAATTACAAAATCATCCTTGATTAATCCAGATATTAATTTTATTTGCGGTGATTTTGGAGATCAAAGAGCCTGGAAATTAATGAACCAAAAATTTGATTTGATAGTATCTGACTGCGCAATAAGAAAAGACTATATTGATTTGAAAATTTTGTTGGATCTTTGCAGAGATAATTTAAATAAAGATGGAAGAATAATACTTAGAATTCAAGGTATAAATGA